CCCGCGAAACCGCAGTCTCCCGGGCGCCACGGCGCAAAAGAAAGAGCTGATGTATAATTCCACCAATTTCGATTACTACCCGAACGGCTTGTCGGTGACGGTGGCCCCGGCTTCCGAGCCGGTCACCGCCGCCCAGGCGAAGCTGCAAACCAAAGTGGACTATTCCACCGAGGACAGCTTGATCGACATATACATCCAGGCGGCGCGGGAGTTGGTGGAAAAGAAGATGGGCATAGCCTTGTTGCCGCAAACGATACAGGAAAAGTATTCGGCCTGGCCCCTGGCTACGCGCCTGAACCCGTACCGCGCCATCCGGCTGCGCCGCTACCCGCTGCGGGCTATTTCGAGCGTGGCCTACCTGGACGAAGACGGAGACGCGCAAGTGCTGGACAGCAGCGCTTACGTTGTTGCCGCTACGGCATACCCGCCCCTGCTAACTCCGGCTAACGGGCAGGAATGGCCGGACGTGCTGGAGCAGGTTGGGGCTATAACGATAACCTACACGGCAGGCTACGACGACGCGGACAGCGTGCCGGCGGACATCCGGCAAGCTATCCTGCTGATCGTCGCAGACTGGTTCGACAACCGGGAAAACGCAGTGCATGAACGGATGACCGCTGCTGATGCCATATTGCTGAACCGCCGAGGCTTTCATTTTTGATGGCTTACCAGAAGAACGAACGCATAGGGCGGATGCGCCACCAGATACGGTACATGAAGCCGCTGGTAGGGCGCGGCGATTATGGACAGGAATTGAGGACATGGATAACCTCCAGCCCGGTTTTCGCCAACATCGAATACCTGGAGGCCGGGAGCGGCGAGGAAGAGATTGCCAGCCGCAAGCAGGCGGTGACGCGGGCGCTGATAACCACGCGCTACCGATCTACAGTATACCCGCAGATGAGGATCAAAGCCGACAGCCAGGAGTTCGCCATTGCGTCGGTTTTGCCAGACAGCAAGCGGCAATACATGACGCTCGAGGTCATGGTCGACGGCCCCAGGCAGCAGACATACGTCACCCCGGAGGGCGCGGACTGGATAGACGAACAGGGGCAGCCCTGGGTGTTTGCCTTCGCTGGAGACGAAAAAACGGAACCCGCAACGGAAACAACGTACACGGACAGCGCCGGGGTAACCTACGACATCCCGGACGATCCGGGCTACCAGGACGAAGACGGGAACCCGCTGGCGAGCCACGAGGCTGGAGACGCGAAAACGGAAGGCTCCGGGCTGGATGAATGGACAGACAACCAAGGAATAACATGGAACCCTGCGTGATATGCCGACAGGACAAGGATTGAGAGATACCCAGGCGCTAAGCCTGGAAGTAAACGACGTGATGCGCCGCCTGGACGCGGTGGCGAAAAAGATTGCCGATCCTAAGCAGCGCCGGCGGATCGTAAGACGACATGCGCTGCTTGTGGTGAAGGTTGCCCAGCAGCGCGCCCCAAAGGGCGACAAGCCGCATTTCCAGTATTTCACCAAGAGCGTGAAACTGGCAAAAAGCGTCCGGACAGCCTCCGGCGCCGGACTAAAGCGGGCCAAGTACGACCCCGGAAACCTGCGCGGCTCCATCCAGGTGCTGCCGCTGCGAAAAAGCCCGGCCGCCATCATCGGCCCAAGGGTGCAGCGCGGCGTAAAGGAAGGAGATATTTTCGGCCCCATCTCCGGCAGGTATAACGCCTATTACGCGCAAATGGTATACGGCAGCGCCAAGGCGTTCCGGGACCGGGTGATGGTGCCTGCCCTTGTTTCAGTGCAGGCGCAGTTGGTCAAAAACATCGGCGCGTCAGCCCTGCGAGTGATCCGGGCAGAGGCGCGGAAAAGAAAACTAGCCTGATGGACGTCGGAAAACTGGTATACAACCTGCTGGTGAACGATGCAGCGCTTACCGCAATCGTAAACACCAGGATTTATCCCGGCTTCGTGCCGCAGGATACGCAGTTTCCGGCCTTGACATACGCTTTTGACAGCCAGTTCCCGACAAAATCCAAGGACGGAGACGCGGGGCTTGACGTGCTGGACATGAGCCTGGTGGTATACCACGAAAATTACGCGCAGGCACAGGCAGCCGCAGAGCGGTGCCGGGAACTGCTGGACTACTATGGCGGCACCTCGCAAGGGGTGACGGTCGACAAGATAACCTTCGAAAACCAGACAGACAACAGCTATGTGTCGGACTACCAGTTTGTGGTGCTGACGCAGAGCTACAACATAAGGCTAAGGCGATGAAAGTAACCATTTTGAAGGCATACAAGGGAAATTTCGGCAACTACCCGCTGGGGCATATTTGCGAGGTGTCCAGGGAAATAGGCAAATACTTGATCCGCGAAGGCTATGCCGCCGAAAACCAGGGCGGAGCGACCAACCAGGATAGGTTCGTGATCGAAAACCGCCCCCCGGAAGAGCCGCAGGTCGTTATCGTGCCTTACCCGGCCCCGGAGCCTGAAAAGAAAAAAAATAAGAAACGCCGCCGAAAGTCGGCTGAAGAAGAAGAATAAAATTATTGAAAAATAGCCGCCAAGCGGCGCAAAAAAAACAAAAAATGGCACAAACCGCAGGTGTAGTAAATGGAACGAACTTGCGCCTTTACGTTGGCGGAAACCCGGTCGCTTACGCTGTGACGTGCAGCCTGTCCATGACCCGGAATTTCCTGGAAACGATCCACAAGGACAACCCTGGCTCCGGCTGGGCAGAATCGACGCCTGGCAGCGCGTCAGCCACGCTGACCACCGACGGGCTTTTCAACGAGGACGGCGCCAACAACGCGCCGGCCGACCTGTTCGCCCTTTTTGAGAACAAAACGCAGGTTGCCTGGCTGTTTTCCAACGAAAACGCTGGGGATACCCGGTACTACGGGAACGGGTATATTTCCAACCTGGAGTATAGCGCCACGGTGGAAGAAAACTCTACCTATTCCGTAACGATCAACGTCACCGGCCAGGTGCAGTCCGTGACGATCACTTAACGCCAGAAAAAGCACACGGATGTATAACACGATTGAAATCGAAGGGAACGAGTACCCAGTCCATTTTGGCACGGCAGCGCTCAACCAGTATTGCAAAAAGCACAACATCGCCCATCTGGGGGCATTGCTGACCAAGCTCACCAAGTCGATCCCGCGCCGCGCCGACGGCACCGCCATCACGGACGAAAGCCAGGCGGGAGAGGTTGCTGAATTCGAGTTTCAGTTTTCCATGGATGAGATCGTTAGCATGTTCCGATTTGCGGTCAACTCTGGGTACCGGAAAGCAGGGCAGGACAAAGCGATCACAGAGGACCAGGCTTACGACCTGTTCGACGCTAAGCCCGGCTTGGCGATGGAGGTGTTCAACTTGTTTGCCGCCAGCGTGATGTCTACGTTTGCTGGCGAAGAAAAAAAAAGGAGCAGGAAGGGCAAGCCAGCCCCGGCGAACTGACATTCGACCGCTTGCAATATATGGCCTGCGGGCAGGCAGGGATGCCGGAAAGCGAGTTTTGGCAGGCGGAATTGCGCGAGGTGTGGAACCGGATTAACGGGTTCTATGCCGCAGAGCGGGCGCGAATGCAGAGCGATGCGGAACTGGCGCGGATACAGACGGCGGCAATTGTGCAGATGGCGGCGAAAAAAGGCCGCCGCATAAAGCCTTCTGACATTTGGATTTTCCCCTGGGACGAAGAAAAAGCCCCCGCAAAAATAAGGATAATGGCGCCGGAAGAGCGCGTCGACCGAAAGGCTGACGCGTTCATCCAAAGCCTAAAAAAACAATAATGGCACGAAGCGACTTAAACGTAAGGCTGGGGCTGGAACTGCGCAACTTCGAAAAGGGGTTGAAGCAAGCAGAGCGCGCCCTGCGCCGAACTGCCCAGTCCCTCCAGTCGCTCGGGTCCGACATCTCTGTAGCCGTTACTGCTCCCATCCTCGCCGCCGGCGGGGCTTCTCTGAAAGCAGCCGCTGAATTTGAACAGCTCCGAAACGCCCTGGTCGCTGTTACCGGTGACGCTGGCATCGCTGAAGAACAGCTCGCCCGGCTTCGCAAGATCGCCGAAGCGCCGGGCGTGGGCTTCGAGCAGGCCGTCAAGGCGTCACTTCAGTTACAGGGGCTAGGCTTTTCAGCAGAGCAGGCAGAGAACGCCATTACGCAGGTAGCCAACGCTGTGGCCGCCTCCGGAGGCGGCGCGGAAGCCTTTTCCGGCGTGGTGCGGCAGTTGGGGCAAATCCAGGCTAAAAACAAGGTGTTGCAGGAAGACATCGGCATCCTGCTGGAAAACGCGCCTATCCTTGGAGAGCGCCTCCAGGAAGCCTTTGGCGCTCGGACGGCGGAACAGATTGCCGACCTGGGCGTGAACGGGGAAGAGTTTGTCAGGCGCCTTGTCGGCAACCTGGAAGAGTTAGAAAGGGTCCAGGGCGGCCTGGCCAACTCGTTTGAGAACTTTGGCATCGCTGTGCGCTTCGCCCTGGCAGACGTAGGCCAGCAGATCAATGAGCTGTTCAACGTGCAGGGCATCGTGGACGGCTTTGTCCGCGCAATCGGCGACGCGGTGGACGTTTTCCGGAACCTGGACGACGAAACGAAAAAGAGCATAGTCCGGTTCGCGGGTTTTGCGGCCGCCGTAGGGCCAACCATTTTCATCCTGGGCCGCCTGGGCGGCGTGGTCAGTACCTTGATCGGG